CGTCGAGAGAACTATCCGTTTTCATTGCGTTGACACTCTCATTGAAAACCGACTGTTCGCGTTGCCCGGGGTCAACAGGAACCCCGGCCCGGACATTGGGCATCGTTGAGAGTTTCTTACGGATTCGAGGAGTCGCTTCCCTTACCGTCATGCCTTGCTCATCGGCCAGCATTGCTTTGTAGGCGATGAGGACTTGACGGGGATCTACTACCTGATTCCAATTCTCCGCTGAGAGACCTCCTCCCGTTGGAGACGTGATCCACCGTCCGACCTGCTCGTAGGTGGCATCAAAGTCTTTCGCGAACGCTGGCTCCATCGACTGAAGCTCTGAAATCGCTCGCGGTATCTGTTCCTGTCTGGCCTGCTGGTTCAGCGCGTTCTGCTCCTGATAGGCCATCTGAAGCATCTGGTCTCTGCGCTGGTTGTCCTGCATCCTCGCGGCATACTCGCCTGGGTTCTGGACCCTCAGTGCCTCAAGCTCTCGCGGGTCTTCTTTGTGGTTCGCGAGTTCCGCCTGAAGTTGCTGCGCCACTTCGTTCATACGCTGTGCGGCAGCGGCCTGATCCTGTGTGACACTCTGCGCGTAAGCCTCGACCTTGCGCCGGTCCTCGCCCAACTCCTGAGCCTTCCGGGTGTAGTCGGACTCGCGGTGATAGCCCGCGATCAGTTCATTGAGCGGGACTTCGGTGGCCCTGCCATCGACCATCACCTCGACAAAGGATTGCTCTTCACCCTCACCCGCCGCAACCTCTTCCGCCTCGGGCCCGGGCTCCTGCTGCTCTACCACCTCATCGGCCTGGGCCTCTGCTACTGGCTCGGACTCTTCAGCGGCCTGTGGCTCGGGGGTGGCAATCGCGGCTGGCTCACCCTTAGCGAGGTTGAAAAATCCCTGTGCCGCATCATCCAGCGCGCCATCGAATGACTTCTGTGAAACGAACTCCGACTCTGCTTCTGCCATCATTGCCTCCCGTTCGTGTATTGACCGTCAGCTTCTTCACGCGCTGCCGCAGCGGCCATCTGGTAGCTGCGGAACATCTGATCCTCTTCGCTCGACTGCTTCACTGATTCGCGTGCCTTGGAGGCCCGGTCTGCCTCGGCCTCTCCCTGGGCGATATATGCGTGGAGCGTTGCGCGAATGTCCTGTACCGCTTGACTCTTGAGTGTCCCCCGGAACGCTTCCTCTGCATTGGTCGCTACCCGGCACTCAGAGAGGGCGCGGCTTTCGACATAGTTCAGGGCCAGCACGAAGGTCTCGTTGTCGAGTAGATACTGCGCCTCACGTCCCAAGGTTTCGGGTGTGAATGCGGTGGGTTGTTGTGCGGGTGAGGCGTGGACCGGGGCCGGTTCGACCTCTTCGGACTTCCGGCTCACCTTTGCCCGCGCCGCCTTCTTCTTCTGCGCGCTCTTCTTCACTGCCATCAGATGCCTCCCTCAAGTGCGCCTAGGATTGCCGGGTCGATTTCTTCCATCGGTGCTGCGCCTGCCGGTGGCCCCTGCGGAGGCATTCCGGGTGGTGGTCCCTGGGGTGGCATCTGCGGTGGCATACCCATCGGTGGCATGGGAGGCGGGGGAGGCATGGAGGGTGGTGGGGGCGGTGGGAAGTTGAAGCTCGGATCATCCATCGGGATACGCGCACCTTCCATCCGCAGCTTCGCCACATCCAGTTCGTGCCCAACCTCTTTGCTCTTCGCGTCCGCGAGTGCCTTGAAGCGGTCCACTTCCATCTTCTGACGGTCCAGTTCTACGCGCATGATCTCGATCTGCTGCTGGGCCTCGATCGCCTCCTGGGCCGGGTCTGGCTTCGGCTCCTGTGGCGGGGACATAGCGGGATCGGTCACGAACCGGGACGAATCCTTGAATCCAAGTGCTTCGACCAAAGCGGTCGCGGTCTCGTATGCGTTCTGTGGGGTCACCATATTGGAGAGGCCAACCGATGTGAGTTTCTCCTGAAGCGATGCGATCGTCTGGAGGTTGCTGATCCGCTCCATCCTCGATCCATGACCCAGGCCCACATTGATCCGGCAGTCGAGGTTGGTCGCCCAGTCGCTCGGGTTGACTGGAGTCCACTCCCCTCGGAGCTTGATCATAAATTCCTTGCCGACATGGAGCAGCAAGGCCCGGTAGATCAACTCAAACATCCTCTTGATGCCGGTGTCGGCGAAGATCCTCGCGTACATCGTGATTCGCTGGGCAGCGGCAGAACTCTCGACCATCACGCCCAGGGCGGTCTTGTTCACTGCGTTGGGGGATATGCCCGCGCCCTCGGGTGAGATCCCGGTGCGGCTCTTCAGCATCTCTTGGTGGAGGCCCAGGGCCGGGATCATGTCCTGACCGTTGCTGGGCGTTTGCAGGGTGCGGATTGCTCCGGGTGCATACTCCTCGACGTATCCGCCCGGCCGCGCATCCAGCAACTGGTCGAGGTTCGCCATCGGGAGCGCGGTATCACCACTCCCCTGCGATAGGACGATCGTGCGGGGGTCGGTATTCAGGTAGAGGCTATCGAGGTACTGCCGCCAGAGAGTGGTGTTGATGTTCTGAATGTCCGAGACCGTGTCGGCAATCGAGAGGCCGGACCAACGGTGGGGGACGGGAATCGGAGTGATTGAGGCGAAGGGGTGACCCTCTACCGTGTCCTCTGCGAGAATTGTCGATGCGTAATCGCCGCCGACACAGACCCGCCACCACTCCGAAATCCCATCCCCGTCCCGATCAACCAAGACGAAGCACTCGTAGATCGTTACGGGGCGCTCACTGTCGCTCCGGTCGCCTGTGGAGAACGGGGAAGCGTCATCCTGCGATGCGCGGACGTTGTACTCGCCCAGGCTCCCGCCTGAAGCATTCGATGAGGGGAGCGACTTCACCTGTTGAGGGTCGAACCCCCAGGCCAGAAGTTGGGATATGGTGGTCTCGATGCGCTGGGCAGCGAAGCGGCACGATGTATCGGTCAGGGACTTAGCGTCCCGGTTAATCAGGAAGTTCTCCGGGGCCACGTTCTCGATCTTCACGCGCCCATCATTGGGGCGGCGTACACCCTTGATCGTGAAGCGGAGCAGATTGGGGTCGATGCTCTCCGGGTCCACATCCTCCGGCAGATCCACCAGTTCCTCGCCCTGCCAGACTTGCTCGGTGGCCTCTTTGAAGTCGAAGTCGGTGTCGCTTTCGAGGAGGATCACCTCCTCCAGGGTCTTCCCCTCGTAGGTCTCAAAGAACCCCTCGCTCGACGTGTCCCAGTAGACCTTGACGATGCCGTTCCGCTGAATCAGCGAGTCCTTCATCATCGTGTAGAGGGCCATGAAACCCTCGTTCTCGTTGAAGACGTAGTTCACGGCGTCGGTCGCCTGCTGGGCAACCTCTTCGTCCTCCGGGTTCCGGGCAGTGAACCGTGCCGTCTCGGCACCGCTGGTGAAGATCTCCATCAGGCTGGGCAGCAACTGCTCGACCTGTTCAAATGTGACCCGGCTGATGACCTGGGAGCGTCCCGCACGTTCGTCGCCCCGCGCATTGCCAAAATACTCGTTCAGCGTCTGCCTGCGGGCCTTGGAGAGCTTTGAACCCGTCCACCCTGCACTGCTGTCGATCTCGGATCGGATCACGCCCAGGAGCCTCTGGCTGCCCAGGTAGTCCGGTCGCTCCTCGGCCACCTCTTGCTCGCTTTTCACATCTCCACCGTATCCGACACCCATCAGGTCACCCATCCAGAGGCCACCTTGGGCCGGTTAACTGTTCTCTGCTCTCGCAGTCCCATCGCGAGATAGGTGAAGGCATCCGCCCCATGACTCGCCCAATCGTGGACCGGGGTCGGATGAAGTTCTCCGGTGCGGACGTTCTCTGCCCGGTGCCATGAGCGGAGAGCCTCAAGACCCTTCGCGCACTTCTCTTCGTCGATCCAGCACCGGGGGAGCAGTCTGCGCCCCGCATCAATCCGTTCGTCAATCTCACTGCGCCCGCTCTGCGATACCCGCGGCAGTACCCGGAAGTTGATCCCCAACTCCTGGGCCACCTCCAGCCGGGATCGCCCGGTGCCGAGTTCTCGGACACCGATATCGTGGGGGGCTATATGCTCGCCATACACATACGGCTTGTTCTGAAGCTCGCGGGCGTAGTAGGCGAGACCCTCGCCGCTGTTCTCCAGATAGTCGATGAGGCGGACCTCCATCCCTACCTGTTGAAAGAAAAATATTGCCGTGCTGTCGCCTACGCCCAGATCCCAGGAGGTTCCCACCTTCACTGCCGGGTCGTAGGGCACCTTGCCTATCCGCTTCTCCTGCTCGATCTCGCGCAGCACCTTCCCGAATATTGCACCCCTGACTGCGGCCACCCGGATGCACTCAAACTCGCGGGCGTACTCCTCGGTTGAGAGGATCGACTCGTTGGAGCGAAGCTCATCCGCGTCGAGGTATCCCGTCTCGCTCGCCTTGTAGATC